CAATCCCGATGCACAACCATAAATGGGACCCGGCGCCAATTCGACATAGGGGACCCGTTCCGTTGCGTCTCGCATCCCAGAATTCCTGAGACACAAACCCCCTTGCCTCTCGCTCGCGCGCAACAACAGACAGCGACAGGGGCACTTATTGCAGGGGCCACCGACGCCAACGATGCGTCAAAACCTCGATCGCCTTCGGTCCGGATGGGACCCGCGCCGCATTATGCCCGATCATGTGCTGCTGAGAATGCGCCAGGCGCTGGCCGGCCGGCCGAGGCGATGTGTCGATGCGCTGGCGTGCGTGCAACCCATGCCGGGGAGCGGGCGGGCCCGTGACGGCATGGTTGCACATGGCGCTCGCCAGCCGCAGCCCGCCGCCGATCGGGGATTCGCAGAATGGTCATTATGGAAAATCGGAGGGGTTGCAACCCCTTGGAAAACCGCACGGTTTCTGAAGTCTTGGGCCCGTAGTATTCGACCGGCCCGTTATGCTGGCCGCGCGCCAGTATTCGCTGGCGCCGATCAGTTCTCGTCGGCCTCTACTTCAACGGCCTCGGCATCTACCGTGACGTGCCGGAGCGGCTTCGCGCCGCTGGCGGAGACCCGGTCCTGCAGCAGCTCGCGCACCCAGTCGGGCGCGTCGACGACCTTGGCGTCGACGACGACGCCCGACAGGTCGATGTGCCGATTGTCGCCGTACTTCCGCGGCTGCTGCTTGGCGGCGATCCACTTGTAGGCGTCGATCGCAACCCGCGCCGCCTGCGGGTCGTGCGCGCCCTCGAGGGTCTCGTCGGCGACCGATCCGACCTTCTCGGCGTAGTGATCCGCCGAATTTTCGCGGGCGCGCACATACTTCTCGCGAAACTCCACATGGACTGTCAGCCATCGCATGACGGTGTTGTAGTGAGGCATGTTGTCTTGCCGGAGAATGGAATTGAGTGATCGGCCTGTCGCGATCTGGAAGCAGATGGCGTCGGCGAGTTGAGGTGTGTAATCGGAGGGCCTGCCTGGCTTTCGGGTGATGATGCCCTGGGCGCGCTGTCGCGCGAGCGCCTGTCGGCGTGTATCGAGGTTTCTCTTCTTGGTCATGAGGGGGCGCGGGCCTTTGTGGGGGCGCGCGGGGCGCGCGGGCTCCTCCGGCATAGCAGAGCGCGGCGCGGGCTGTCGAGCGCGGCGCGGTTTGCACAGGGGGGGGTGAAAAATCCACATCGTCTCGCGGATGGGTTGTTGATTTCCCCGTATCGAATTGATACATTCGTGTTGCTCACATCTCTTTTCACGCTTCAACCCGGAGAGACCAATGATCAGGATCAGCTTTCAGAATTCCGGCGGTGAGATGGATCACCTGCTGGCCGCGACGCCCGGCGAGGCCGCCGAGGCGCTCATCCGCATGATGTACGAAGTGTCCGAACTTCACCCCGGCGACACGATTGTCGTCACCGAGGTCGAAGGGAGCGCGTCATGACCGGCAGGCCCGCTTGGCGCTGAGTTTCCAGACCGACGGCGCGCGGCGCGCGCTGATCGACCTGCTGCGCGATGGCGCCGGCTGACCGTCCGTGATGAAATCGGGGCGCGCCGATGAGCGCCCCCCCCCAAGAGGAGATTCGAGATGACCCACTATACCGTCATTATTCGCGACGCCGCAGGGCCGTCGCACGTCGAGCGCTGGCGTGCGTTAAGCCAGCGACCGGTCAGCGTCAATAACATGAACCCCGAGCCTGACGTCGGCGTATTCGCCTACGCGGACGACGCCGCTGATTGCTGGACCACCGAGCGGCTCGACGAGGCTTATGAAGTGATTCGCGCCTATCGCGCTCTCTTCGGCGAACACCGCGAGATGAAGGCCATCGACTATACGCCGGAGCGGCTCGAGAGGCTGCTGACGCGCTATTGGTTCATTCAGCACGACCCGTCGCGGGCTGCGCTGGTCGACGAAGGCTGGGCGGCGCTCGATGAGCGCGCTAAGGCGAGGTCTGGCGGCTCTTGACGGCACTGAGGGCGGCGGTGGCGCGCCGCCCGACTGTGCCGCCGCTTGGGGCGGACGATCAGTGGGCGCACGCTGCGCCGAAAACCCCACCCTTCGCTTCGTGAAGGGGCAACCCGGAGAGACTCATGAAATTCCACGAGAGCGTGACGGCCGATCGGGCCGTCGATCTGGCCGAGGCGGACGAGTATCTCGGCATCTGCATCGAGTGTGGCGCGGAGGCCGAGGGCGTCGAGCCCGACGCCGAGCGCTACTCCTGCGAGGCCTGCGGGGCGCGCGCCGTCTTCGGCGCCGAGCAGCTCGTCATCATGCTGGTCGCGTGAGGCGCGCCATGACGCAGATCGAGGCGTTCGTGTGGGCGCTCGTGGCGATCGGCCTCGTGTTCGTCGCCGCCGACCTGCTGCGCGCCGCCGTGGCGCTGTTCGCCGCCGCCGCGGTGCTGACGCTGGCCGGCACGCTGTGGGGCTTCATCAGGGAGATACGACGCTGACGCAGCGCGAGAGGGGCGGCGCGCCCGCCCCTCGTCGGTGCGCCCGTGCACCAGCAACCCGGAGAACCATCATGTTACGCAAAGTCATGCTCGCGACCGCCGCCGCCGCCCTGCTGGGCGGCTGCACGCCCCTGTTCGAGGTTCTGAACTCGGTATCAGACCAGCCCTGTCTTGAGAGCGGCGTCCACGCCACCGTCATGGGCGGCTCGGCCGGTCCCGGCGGCGCGCTCGGCGACCGCGTCGTCTGCACCGACCTGGCCGAGAAACCGTGGCCGACGTCGAGCCTGAAGCAGCCGACCGCCGATGAACAGCGCGCGCTGCTGATCAAGCACGGCATCCCGCTGCCGGAGGCCCGCTAGGCCGTCATGTACGACCGCCGCCCGCCGGTCTCGCCCCTCACGCTCGTGCTGTGTGCGCTCGCCGCATGGGCGGTGCTGATCGGGGTGGTGCTCGGCGGCGCGGCGGTCGTCGGCTGGCTGGCCGGCGTGCTGACCTGACCCCCGGAGCCGGCGTCGCCGGCTCCCCAACCCCGGAGAGACCCATGAAAGGCTATCTGATCGACCCCTTCGCGAAGACCGTCACGGAGGTCGAGCACAACGGCTCGCTGGCCGATATCTACCGGCTGTGCGAGATCGATTGTTTCTGCCCGGTGAGGCTCGGCCGCGACATCCTGTGTCTCGACGACAACGGGCTGTTCAAATCCGGGCAGGCCTTTTTCCGCATCGCCGCCGCGCATCCGAATCCGCTCGCCGGTAAGGGACTGGCGGTCGGCCTCGATGCGGCCGGCGACACCGTCGGGGTGCAGGAGGTCACGCTCGCCTGGCTGACCGCGAACGTCGAATGGCTCGGCATCGAGGATGTGCGCGCCGCCGATCAGGCGGGCGCGTTCGATACCCGGTTCTATTCCGGTGAGACCTTGGAGACGATGGAGCTCCGCGAGGTGCAGCGGAACCGGCCGGCCGTGCTGCGGGACGAGCCCGAGAACCCCACGCCTGAACGCTATCGCGCCAGCCCGTGCCCGTGCGGCCATCGCGCCTGCACAAGCTGGCATGTCTCATGGGTCGCTAACGTCCAAGGCGTCAGTTTCACGCAAGCGCAGGCCGAAGCGGTCGCCGAACTGCTGAACCGGATGGAGAAGCCGGCGGCACCCGATGTGCCCGAGCTCGTCGTCGAATTCCACTACGACGACGGCGACGTCGGCGCGCATCCGCTCGCCGAGGTCTCCGACATAGCCTTTCATGGGTCTCTCCGGGGTTGGCATGCGCGCCACCTGTGGCCGCAGTTCTCACAATCCACGATCCACGACGCCAGCCATATCGTGATCCGGCGCGACGACGCGGCCGGCCAGGCGCTGAGCACACGGCTGCACGAGGCCGCGCGGCCGGCGCCCGGGCCCGCGTTGCGCGTCCGCTACGTCTGCGAGACGTGCGGCGGCGACCGGCTGACCAAAGACGCCACGGCCGAATGGGACGAGACCGCGCAGCGCTGGGACCTGGCGGCGGTCTACGACGCCACGACGTGCGCCGACTGCGATTCCGAGACCTTCGGCCGCCGGGTCGAGATCGCGTGATGGACGCCGCGACCCTGAACCGGCTGAGCGCGCTCGGGGCGGACATCGAACGCGCGCGCGCCGCGGTCGCCGAACACCGGCGCAACCTGCAGATGCTTGCCGAGCACAGCACGCGCGACACCGTGTGGACCCCGCTGCTGCGGATCAGGCAACCCAAGCCCTACGACTACGGCAGCGAGATCGACGTGCGGGTCAGCATTCCCTACGGCGTCGTCGAGCAGCAGCTCGTCTACGCCTGGCAGGCCGCGCGGCGCCATCTGGCGAACCTCGAGAACGAAGCCGCCGCCCTGCTGCGGCCGGCCGACATGCGGTGGCCGAAATGAGCGGCAACCGCACAGCCGACATGGGCGACGCCGTCACAAGCAACGCCGACGAGATCGCGCGTCTCGTCATGCGCCAGCTCGGCCGCACCGGCAGCGAATACCGGCAACCGCTGACCGCCGACGAGAGCGCGCTCGCCCTCGCAACGGTGACGACTGCGCTGGCGTACTTCATCGCGCGATCGATCGCGCAAAGACCGGACGACTGCGACGACGCGCGCGTCGCGACGATGCTCGCGACGATGGACAGGACGGCCCGCGCCGCGCTGCGGGTGTTCTTGCCGATGCTGCGCAAATGACCACCGCACGCACGCCACCCTTCCACCTCGGCCAGCCCGTGCGCCGCGTCGGCTCCGCGACCGCGATGGTCGTCACCGCGATGCAGTGGATCGAGCGGCCGGGGCGCTCGTCCTACTGGTACGTGACGGCCGAGACGGCCCGGCCCGACCGGCCGCGGCGTGCGCGCGCCCACCAGCACTGCTTCACCGCCCTTCAGGGCATCACCGAAGGAGAAACGTCATGTTCCACCCGATCGACCAGCAGGTCGGCGCCACCCTGCGCCGGTACCGCGAGATCGCCGGCCTGTCGCAGACCGAGCTCGGCAAGCGCCTCGGCGTCAGCTTCCAGCAGGTCCAGAAATACGAAGTCGGCACCAACCGGCTGAGCGCCAGCCGGCTGTGGCTGGCCTGCGATATCCTGGGCATCGCGCCCAACGACATGTTCGAGGGCGCGGGCCGGCGCAGCACGGCCGCTGGACCGCTGCGCGCGCACAGCGGCCGCCAGGTGCTCGACCTCAACACCGCGTTCGGGCATATTCCGGACCCGCACGTGCGGCGCAATCTCGTGCAGCTCTGCAAATCGCTACAGGTTGACCGTGCAGATGTGAGCAACTGACGCGCGGTCAGGCGCCCGGGCACATACGGGCGCCGGGGGCGGCGGCATCCTCTCCGGGGCCGCCGCCCTTTTTATCGTCCGCAAGCGACCCGTCAGCGCTTCCGGGCACCCAACCCCCTCCCGCAGGCTCTTCGCGCGTCCTGCGACGCCCTGCCGGGTCGCACGCGCCATTCTGATCGCCACGCCACCCGCGCAATCGCAGCCCGTCGCGGTCTTCCTCGCTCGCCGTCAGCAGCGCCAGCCGGCCGATCGGCCGCGGCACAAAGTTGTCGTAGTCGCGGTCGTGCTGCCGCGTCGTCATCAAGGTCGCGGGATCGTGGCCGAAGGCGAGCAGTGCGCGCGCCCCGTCGAGCAGCGGCTGGCGCGAGCGCACGATCAGGACGTCGCCCAGCCACGCGCTCAACAGGCCGGCATGGCCGCCGTGCTTGCCCGGCTCGGGACGGATGATCAGGCGGATCATGCGGCGTCCTCGCGGCGTTCCTTCGCCCAGGCGCGGATCAGCGCCGGCGTGGCGGCGTTGGCGACCCGCCAGATGCCGCGCAGAATCTCGATGTCGGTCTGCTCGGCCATGTGGGCCTCGGGCTCCGGGATCCCGAGCCGGACAGCGATGAAGGCGTAGGTGCGCCCCCGCGCCGCCTTGCGGATGCGCCGCACCGCCTCGTCCCGGGCGGGCGTGCCGGGCGGCTCGGCGATCTCGTAGGCGGTCTCCGCCGTCTGCCACAGCGGGTCGACGACCGCATGGCAGTGCCGGCGCGCGGCGTGCACGGCCGGCGAGACCAGCGGCTTGCCGTCCCCCAGCCATGCAGCCCGCAGCACGCGTCGCGGAGGCCGTAGCGGGTGCGCCGCCGTTCCGCCTCGGCGCCGCACTTCGGGCAGAACGGGATCGGCGGGGCGTCCGTCACAGACGCACCCCTTCGAGATCGACGGCGAACAGACCCTGCCGGCCCTTGCAGGGTATCGGCTCCGGCAGCGCCCGGACGTTGTCGAGCACCCAGCCGAACCGGCCGAGGTCGAAGTTGCCCATCTGGCGTTCGGTCCAGTCCCAAGCGTCGGTGACGGCGTGGACCGGCCGGCGCGGCGTGTCGAGCTCGGCTTGGGTGAAACTGTCGGTCGGCCGACAGTCGACGAGGTCACAGACCGCAACGATGGCGCCGAACGGCAACCTGTCGATGTCGTAATTATGCTTCCCCCAACCCCAGCCGAGAGGTCGCATCGCGCCGATCCAGTTCCAGCACGCGTGATAGTGCATCAACTCGGCGACGTTCTTGCGCTTGGCCGCATGGATCGCCAGCGGACCACGGTACCGTGTCGCCCAATGGCGCGTCTCAATACGCTTGGCGCCGGCCGCGATCGCCGATGCCCACGGCTGCCAAAGCGAGAGTGCTTTCATCATGACCCCCGCAGCATCTCGAGCACCTTGGCGATGTGCGCCGCCTTGGCCTCCTCGGCCGCACGCATGTCGTCCTCGGTCTCCTCGCGGTCGCCGAACAGATGCGTGAACTGGCTCTGCTTGACGTTGAGCGCGTCGAGCATGAACGGATCGGTGCCCAAGTCCGTGGCGAGGTAGTAGACCAGCACGCTGTCGCGCTGGCCGTAGCGGTGCGCCCGGTCCTCGGCCTGGCGGTGGATCGCCGGCGACCAGTCGAACTCGGCGAACACGACGCAGCGCGCGCGCTTCTGCAGCCCGTCGAGCCCGGTCGCCGCGCGCAGCGCGATGACGCACAGATCGGTCTCGCCGTCGACGAACCGGCGCTGCGATTCCGCCTTGCCGGCGAGCGTCTGGCGGCCGGTGATCGCCGCCGGCTCGATATCGTCGAGCGCCTCCAGGATGGTGTCCTGCACGACGTGGTGGTGGGCGAACACCAGCGTCGGCTCGCCGGCCTCGATCAGGCCGCGCAGGAACAGGGCCACGGCCGGCGCCTTGGCGATGCCCGTCGCCATGCGGGCGCCGGCGAGCGCCTCGGCCTCCATGCGCGCGCGGTCGAACGGGTCCCTGATCGCGAATGCCGAGCGGGCCAGCCGGCGCGCCTCGGTGACCAGCGCCGCGAACTTCTCGTTGTCGGCGTCGATCATCTCCATGACGCGGCGCTTTTCCGGCAGCTCGGACATCACGTCCTCCTTGCGCCGGCGCAGCATCAGGCGGCGGTCGACGAGATAGCGCCCGAGCAGCGCGGGATCCTCGACGATCTCGGGGTCCTCCCATTTGCACCAGGTTTGCGTGAAGTCGTGCTTCAATCCGAGGCAGCCGCGGTTGAGCGCGTTCATGACGGTGAAGATCTCGGCGCCCCTGTTGTAGATCGGCGTGCCCGACAGCCCGACGACGTTGCGCGCCGGCCGCGCGATCGCCCGGCACGCCGCCGCCTTGGCCGTGTTCGGGTGGCGCAGCTCCTGCGCCTCGTCGAAAATCACCGTGCGCACGCCGCGCGCCTTCAGCCAGTTGTCCCAGCCGCGCAGCACCAGATAGTGGACGAGGTAGAGATCGGCCGCCGGCACGCTGGCGCGCGGCTTCATGCCGCGCAGCGCGCACCACGACAGCGGGCGCAGCGCCAAGCCGTCGCCAGCGCGCTCGCAGTCGAGAAACTCCTCGATCTTGGTCTCCCAGTGCCGTTGCACGTGCGGCTGGCACACGACGACCGCCGGCCAGTCGTCGATGCGGTCGAGGAAGGCGAGCGCCATCGGGGTCTTGCCGAGCCCCATGTCGTCGGCCAGCAGGCACTTGCGCGCCGCCAGCATGAATTCCAGGCCTTCCTGCTGGAACGCCATCAGCGTGCCGGTGAAGTGGCCGCCGCCGGCCGGCATGCCGACCTCGCGCGCCGCGCCGGTGCGCAGCTCGTAGCCGCGCAGGGCCTCCTGGTAGAACTCCTCCCACACCGGCCGCGCCGTCGGCGCCACCTCGATCGCGTGCCGGTGCATCAGCATCAGCACGTCCTCGAAGCTCGAGGGGAGCGCCGGCCACGAGACGCGGTCGTTGCGCCGTGAGATCGCGCCCGAGAAGATGCGCCCGGCGAGCGTCACGGCGAGCGGCGAGCCCTGCAGGGCCCAGCGTGCATCGGTCTCCTCGCCCTTCGCGTCCTTGCCCGGGCGCTGCCAGGTCAGTTTCGCGACGGCGCCGCGCTCGTCCGGCCGCTGCAGCAGATGCGGCAACTCGGCCGGGCCTGTCGATGTCGTAACGGCGCCAGCCGCTCGAGCCGGGGCGGCGACCTCGGCAAGCGCCTGCGACTTCGTCATGTCCGTGAACTCCATGCCGTGGTCATTTCACGCTGTTTTCCCGAATCGACGGCCGGGCCGCGTCCGCAGCGTTCCCGGATCGTCCGCATCTGTCCAGCGGATTTACGGCGGATGTCTGCGGAATACGGCGGATTACCGCGACCGGGCGCCGCAGCGTCACGACGCCCGAACGACCCCATCACACCCTTGGTAAGGGTGGGGGGATCGAAAAAAACAAAAAGAAAATCAGTCATTTACGCAACATCGCTCTTGCCCTTCACGCTTTTTTCACGCTTCGGTGTTTTGCGTTCGTTCAGCGGCAGCGCCTCGACGGCCTCGCGCTGCTCTTCGGCCGTGACGTGGGCGTAGCGCACGACCGACTGCAGCGACTTCCAGCGGCCCAACCCCATCAGCGCCTTGAGGTCCTGGCCGCCCTGCCGGTGCCAGGTCGCGTACGTGTGGCGCGCTGCGTGCGGCGTGAAGTCCTTGAGCCCGGCTTTCACGCAGGCCGGGTTCCAGTCGTCGTAGAACTCCCAGCGGTCGCGGTAGCCGAACACCGCGCCGTCGCGGTGCGGCAGCCGCGCCAGATCGTCGTAGACCGCCGGGTGCAGCGGCACCGTGTAGGTGTCGCCGTTCTTGGTGTCGAACAGGATCGCCTCGCGGCGCGCCAGATTGACCTGCAGCCACTCGAGCCCGAGCATCTCGCCGATGCGCGCGCCGGTGCCGAACAGGAAGCGCGCGGCCGCCCGCGGATAGCGCTCGCGATCCTTGGCGTTGGTCACGCTGACCGGCAGCGCGTCGAGCAGCTTTTTCACGTTCGCCGGCGTCTCGGCGCGGTTCTTCGGCGGCGGCTCGGGGTAGCGCTCGAGCCGCAGCCACGCCATCATGTTGCGCCGCGCCGCCATGTGGAGCACTGCGGCGAGCGGTATGATCAGGTTGCGGTTGATCGTCGCGTTGCGCGGGCTGGGCCGGTCGCGCGGCGTCGGCCCGCCCGGATACAACGCCTCGACGGCGGCCTCGATCTTCGCCGGGTCGCGGAAATCGTCGAGCGGATCGTCCTTGTAGAACTCGATCAGCCGCTTGACGTAGGGGACCTGGCTCTGCGGGCATGTCTTGAGATAGATCAGGGCCGCCTCGCTGAACGTCGCGCCCTTGCCGTCGCCAGGTGGATAACGGCCGTCGTCGATCTCGCGCTCGATCTCTCGTCGGCGCTGCTGCGCAGCCGCTCGTTCGCCAGTTCCAGCGCTTCGGTATACCTCGACCCCGCGGTAGGTGCCGCGGATGTACCACGAGCGGCCCGGCTTGAGAGCGCCGGGCGGGTAGAGTCCGAGACCGGGCGCGCGCCGCTTACCTCCCACGGCAGGCTCTCCCAGAGCGCCTCGACCTGGCCGTCGGAAAACAGGAACGCGCCGTTCCGGCTCTTGCGTCGCCATCGCGGTCTGCCGGCATCGTCAATGGCC